GCCTAGTAGGTAGTCATCAGGGATGCCTTCATGCATATATAACGGTAGTAAGTTTATAAAAGTATTAGCAATTTGGTGGTGTCCCTCTTTGATACAGATTGAATAGGTTCCACAAGCCTCCTCAGCAGGAGAATCTCTAATAACTTCAAGCCCCCACATGCCAATCATAATCTTAAGCTTTTCTACTATCTCATACTCAAAACACTGGAACTGCATCGGAAGTGTTAGTAAATTATTACCGAGGAGGAATCCCATAAGCCACGGGTCTATCCGCAGGTCTCTACTCTCCCAGTTCACACAAGGGTTGTCAGGTAGCTCTGGAAGTATAAGTCTACCACCCGGCTCCCCACTGTGCATATATTCTAGCATCCCTTGTGTGTTCGTAACATTACTCCCGCCTTCCCATCTCTGGTGCTCAGTCTTCCAAGACCACAGGTGATTTTCATCGCAGACAGTCTCACTACCATCATTTAATGTTACCTTGTAACATTTCTGAACACCTTGTGGGAAAACACCTATCAATTTCGTGGGGTTACCATCAGAACCGATCAAGAAATCACCAACCTTCATGCTACCAGCTTCTCTGTACCCAGAGGGTGTTACGACATTTTCCCAGAGTGGCTGCCCTTTCCCTACGCCTGTTAGAGCACCGATAAGTGTAACCTCGCCAGGTTCCATACCACCACCCATCATCTCATTAAGGCGTCCAAATGCCGGTGGGAAGGGTATAATATTCTTCCCTGTTTCCTCTTCAAAAGAGTCCCACATCTGGGATAACTTTAGTACACCAGCAGGGGAATACTTATCAGCTTTCCAGAAAAAGTCTCGGAGCTTCTTATCTTCGGAGTGTTTAATGTGCTCACACGCATCCTTACGTCGCAAATTGATAACGTAAGCCTGTTGAGGTTTAAGCAATCTTGCTACTTCTTGAGTTGCCTGCTGCCCTGGCTCATCACTATCAAAAGCAATAAACACTTTCTCAAAAGATGTTACCCACTCATAGTTAGCTTTAATTTGTTTGGTAGCGCCTCCTGCACCTTTTGTGATTGAAACTACAGGTGTCTCATACCCCTTCTCATTGTTACTCATAGCTTTAAAGTACGCTAGTGCATCCTCTTCACCCTCTGTGATTATTAAAAACTTACCACCACCGGAGAAGAGTTGCTGACCAAACATTTTATCTGTTGCACGATTCTTACCGATAGAGAAGAAATTAGGCTTGCTGGTGTCTTCTCCACGAGCCTTAGCATCCTTAACTTTCTGATCACGGACACGGAAGCACGTAAGCTTATCTTGCTGGTCATAACAAGGGTAGTAACGTTTAGCAACCTTGCCCTCACTGTCTATCTCTGTCTGAACACCGTAGAATGCAGAGAGGTCTTTGGGTAGGCGTCGATCTTTCCAACCCCGGAAATCCCCTTTCTGTATCTCACTAATACGCTCCGCTACATCTTCACTCATTATGTATTGATCCTCCACTTTTTTATCTGCCTTAACTAGCTCAAAACCTAATTCACTAGGTTTGATATACTTGTGCTTTCGCTCACAAAACCCACTCCTGCAATAGCCATCTTTAATTATTTCACCATTCTCGTCTACTTTCTCATAGACTGACATTGCATCGGATGACTTCCCACAAACACATTCAAAATTACCTAGTAACACACCCTCTTGGTAATTATCGTTTTGACTCATCAGCACCCCACTCCAACTCCTCAGCATACTCTAGTGCTGCAATAAGTGTTCGGAGAGAAGCAATATTCTCAACTAAACAGAATTGCCCGTTCAATGAAGATCCGATTTGAATATTACCATCTGCCTCTTTCACGATGATAGAGCAAAAATCTTCACTCTCCTCCGCGAACCTGATAGTGTCTAAAGGCTCAGCTTTGTTTGTTCTTATATCAATACTACTCATTAGTGTACCTCCGGGTTTTTCATTCGTTGTACTACTGTTTTATAAATATTATCAATGTCCATCTGAGATTCCATCTCATACAACCTTAGTATCATAGGCATCGGTAGTACACCCATGACCATCCCCGTTACAACCTGTACCAGCTGTGTACCGTTGCTCTGTAGATCTTCAGGGATTGTTCGTACGAAGCGTAGACGCTCTTCATAGCTCGGCTCAGCATCTCTATAGAATCCGATACAAGCTGCTTCTATGTACCTCTCAAACTGTTGGTAGTAGGCGCTCTCTATCTCAGGGAAGCTCATCAAATACTCCTCATTGTTTAAACACATGGTCTGTTAGTCAATCTAACTCAGGATGAGATACTACATTAGGAGATGGTATGAGTCAAGAAGATAACAAGGATTCTCAACTGCAACCTGCGGACGAGTCCAATGATAACGTGAAGACAGTCACACGTAAAGTCAAAGAGCACATGTTCAACGTCACTCGTAAGAGGAGGCTGTGCAGTGTGATGAAAGAGACTGGCAACAAGAAGACAGCCTGTGCATCAGTGGGGCTTACGCCTGTGCAGCTTGACAAGGTTATGTCTAAGGACCACGACTTATATAAGCGTTTTAAAACAGCAGAGGCTGACTACTTAGGTGTGTTAGAAGCAGAGGCTAAGCGTAGGGCCGTAGAAGGTGTGAAAGAGGATATATACTACAAAGGTTCAGTAGTTGGTTCACAGCAAAGGTATTCCGATGATCTGTTAAAGACACTTCTCAAAGCCAGTGACAAGGATAAATATGGCACTAAAACAACTGTAGAGAATAACCACAATATTAATGCAAGGGATCAAGACCTCCGTAATAAGCTTGCACTGCAACTAGGTGTTAAATTAGAACAAGCCCCAATACCTATAGAGGATGAGGCTGTAGACGGTGAGTTCACAGAGGGTTAATTAGAAAGCCATTGGTGCTTTTATAGGCTTGTGGCTTTCATACTTCTCAATAACAAAATCATTAGCTGAGAAGTACCGTATATTATCCAATGTTATATTTGGAATCAAGAGTCTAGTATCACACTTAATAATCTCATTCTCCAACTGCTCCCTAACAGCATCGAAATGGTTATTATAAATATGCACGTTTGTTAAGTCTCCTATTAAAAATCCCGGCTTCAGCCCTAGAATCCTAGCGAAAATATGTGTCAAAGCTGCATAGCTTGCTATGTTAAACGGGACACCCAAGAAGGCATCACAAGAGCGTTGATTCCATTTTAGATTTAAAAAACCATCTTCAATATAAAGCTGAAAAGCAAAATGACAAGGTGGTAATGCCATAAGTTGTTCTCTTATCTCAGCGGAGTTCCAAGCATTCACTAACAACCTCCTCGACTCTGGATTCTGGGAGGCTTCTTCTAGCAGTTCACTAATCTGATCACTGTAGATTTCCAACCCTGAATCAAGCCCTGCAAACTCTCTCCACTGGACACCATATAGTAATCCACCAGAACCAGTGTTAGAACCAGAATACTTAACTATATTGTCATCCCAGATTGTACGTTGGTTATCTTTGAAACCAAAAGTAAATGTACGGAGAGAACCTAAATCACTATCGCCAGATAAGAACCACAATAACTCACCAAAGATAGACTTCGTTGCCATCTTCTTTGTAGTTAATAGTGGGAATCTCTCTTGTAGATCAAACATAACAGTCGCACTGAAAAGTGATCGTGTACCTGTCCCTGTTCGATCTCCTCTGTCTTTTCCGTGAATCATTATATCGTCAAGCAACCTTAGATAACCCTCCTCTCCCACATAATTTTTTACTAACATCCACACCCCTACTCTTGTTCAAACACTTTCGATTGTTTAACAAATTCCCAATAGTTAAGTCGGTTAGTAATTTGATAGATCATCTTAACCAACTCGCCCCTCGGCAAATCCCCTAGATCTTCTTTTGCTTTAATTTCATTGTCAACTAAAACCATAATAGCATCACTGACTTTTTTCTTATCACTCATTCTAACACCTTTAGAGTATCAATTGTAATACTTAAGGTACTGTTATAAGGGATAGTGTTCTAATTATCGTACCTTATCTGCACAACTTTCAAGTGACTCTATGTAAAGTAGTAGGCTTTCTATATTCTTAGCGTCAAGTGTAACTGTGCCAGACACCTCATCAAATACTGGTAGTGTTGGAACAGCTTCAATCTGACATACCACAGCTTGGGGGGCTGGGGTTAGGAAGTCTGTAACAGTGGCGCATCCGATTAAAACAGAGGACGCAACCACCAAGGTGAGTGATAGTTTAACTGCTGAATTTATCATTCCAAGAGCCTCCCGGATTTTTCTTGATTTTCTCAATACCCCTCTGACGTTTTCTGCGGTTATACACACCTGCAGCTTTTTCAGCCATTTTAAAAATTTCTAGGAATATCTTAAGCCATTTCATCATTTTGCCCTCTCAACTCACAAAAAAGGGGCCGAAGCCCCTGTTGTTTATGGAGCTGTCATACTAGCTCCGCTACTTTGATCTTCCTCAACTTCAATCTTACCACCGAGGCGTGCCTCCACCATCTCACGAACACGACCTTCCGTCAATCCGAATGCTTGAATAATACCAGTAGCCCCTTTGACAACATACTCCACTGCGTCATCAACAAAACCGTCCTTATCTTCTTGCTTGACAGGGCTATTGATAGTCTTACCACGGTTGGTGAGCCTTTCAACAGCAAAGCTGATACCGTAGTCGATAGCCTCGTTAAGCAAACCATTCAACTTTTCACTAGATTCAGTCTTCTTACCAATACCCCACTTTGCAGTGGCCCAGCTAACAACACCTAATAGTCCTGCACCTAGCAAACCTAGCAAGACTTCAATCAACGGCATAAACGTACTAATATCCATAGATAACCTCTTTCTTTTGAATTGAGGCTACATTGAAACATGATTACTAGGGGCTTGTCAACCGCCCCCACCAAAGATTTTAAAAAAGTAGTTAACTACTCCTGTTGCAATCAACGTGCCAGCTGCTGCAATAGCACCTATGACTACATTGTTCTGAGTCTGTCGAGTCTTTATAGCTTGCACTAGAAGACTTAGCTCAGTAACCTCCCTTTCGAGCTTTGGGACAGCTTTCGCTCTCTCCTCCATAACTTCTTGTTTAACTTGAGTTTCTGTTAAGTCTTCTCGTAGAACTTTGGAGTCTGTGTATAATTGTTGCATAATTTCTTGGGTGTTGGCTAGTTTCACGATAGCTTCAGACATGGCTTGGATACTTACAGTCTGCTTATCTAAAACCTCTGATATATGCTCTAGTGTATAATTTATATTCCTGATCTGTTCACCGTGAACAGCTACCTTCTCATGTACATCAAAAGGTCGATCAAAACCAAACGTTTCATCTGCCACTTCATATCTCCTTAGTAACTGTAGACGCGAGGTGGATCAGATTCGGGTCTCGTATCAAGGTGTATGAAACGATCGACCTTAGACCTCTGGCTAACACCAATCCCTGTAAATCCCAACTTCATAGCAATCTTGATAATACGGAAGGCCTTGTCAGACCAGCAGGCGATGTCTACAGCGATGCCCTCACTATGGTAGCCAGGCTCCTCTTTAGCTGCCTCTATGGGGTGTGTAGGGTGTCTGTAGCCAGATGTAAAGTTAAGGCTCTCATCTAGTTCTATACGTAGTTTGTATAAGAGGTCTAGGAAGTGCTTCTTCATCTCCACCCTACCAGTGTGAGAGCATACAAATTCATGCCTCTGCATCACGGGGTAGTAGTCATCCCAATTAATTTCATCTTCTGAGCACATTCTGCCTCCAAGTGTAATAGGTTTGTAAGTTGGGTTTTAATTCAACACAGGATCTGTATTATTAAATTAGTTAACACAAATTATGAGGGGGATTTGCCCATGCTTGTTCGGAATCTACTAGTAGCTTTTACGTTAGTATCATCAAGCTTTGTTAGTGCAGATTGCAGTGATGACGTGCAAGTTGAGTACGGGGTTTACACAGCGCATTTTATAACGGACAGGAGCACTGTCAATGAGAATAATAACTTTATAGGTGTGAACTACAACTGTTGGACTGTCGCAAGGTTGGACAACAGCTACAATGATCCTACTATCACGCTAGGCTACCACTTTCCTTTGAGTGGCGTCCTCCCCTCTGTGGGAACCTTCTCAGGAGATAACCTATCCGTTGGCTTTGGACTCATACATGGGTACGGAGAAAACTCTAAATACTTCCCATCTATACTTCAGGTAGGTGGTGATCTTGAGCTATTGTGGTATGTAGTTCCAGAGTTAACTATGTGGGGGAGTGATTTTAAGATTGACCATCCTTGGTCTGATAACATTGGAGTCCGTACTAGGTTGTTTGGGGAGGTTAGTCAGACCTCCCTAGTTTTACGTTTTTCTTTGTAGGTGTTTTGAGTAACTATGACATCCCTGTTAACGATCATTTTGGCCTTCGTGCTCGGTTGATGGGTGAGGCTTTGATTTTTAGCTTAGTCTTGAGTGATTAATCTGTCATAAATCCACGGTAGTCTAATACTATACTTGCAAGTTCAGTGTCTGATTCTGTCCAGTAAG